AATTTTACCCTCCTCGATGCATTATTTTTCATTCGTGCTACCAGATCCTGAGCTTCGTTTACACCCATCTTGCCAGTAGCCCGAGTATATGTATAGATCGGTTCATCCAATCTCTTATTAAGTGAATCAATAGCCTTAACCGCCTTCAGCAGGATAACAGACATTCCGTTATCAGCAGGTACACTTTGCTGATAGTAGGTATTGTTTGTTGTTGATGCAACACCTGATAAAACCGCAGAAACATCTTTTGCTGTCAGGCTACCGATAGTATTGTTCCGTTGCGCCTGATCAATCAAGTCCAGAACCGGACGAACAGCCGGATTCTGCACGGCATAACGGTTAGCGACAAATTCACCAGCATGGACTATACCTTTGGGTTCATCATGTCTTCCGGTACCGGTGTAACCGCCTTCTTCAAATCCACTGATTATAGCCTTTGCACTCTGAAATGCAGCTGTAATCAATGCTATTTCAGCAGCAGCTTTAACAATCCCGACCAGTCCCAAAGTAGCTATATTCTTCATTTGTGTTTCAGCAATATAAGCTATCATCATCTTCTGAAGACTATCCAGTATGATTTTTAGAGTTTCCTTCATAAAGTCGCCCAAAGATGTTTCTGAATCAGTCAGCATTTCCGCAAATGCTTCACCAAATTGTTGCCCGATGTTTTGCGCAAATGAAAGCTGCTCTCTTACCTTACGCTGATTTTCTTCATAATTTTTACGAGATTTTTCAAGACTCTCTTTTTGTTTTTTGTCAATAATCTCAGCTTTCTTTTCTTCGGAAATTTCGGAAGAAGAAAGTACCTGATCATAATATTCATTCTGAATGTCTATCAGTTGCTGACGATATTCCTGCTCGGATGACAAACCGTCATAATGTTTTTGCGTAGCTTTCTCTATCTCCAACTGGTATTGTTTCTCCAGCCTGGAGAACGCTTCTTCGGATGTTTTTTTAGCATCTTCTTCATCCAATTTCTCACACTCTTCTTTAAACTTAATTCGTGCTTCGAGGATTTTCTGCTCGATCTGCTGCCGTTTCTCCGGTTCCAGTCCAGCAATGGCCAGCATATTCTCGAGATGACGCATCTCCAGATCTTCCATGAACCGACTATATTCCTGCTGCGTCATCTCGTTGCTGGCGAGGTACGACTTCTTCAGATCTGCCAGTTCATCGTAGTACCGTTTATTTTCTGCCGTTACCTGAGGATTTTCTTTTGTTGCAAGAGAACCATTGCTTCCGTCTTCAATAGGATCTGGATCCACAACCGGAGTTGCTATATCAGGAATTTTATCTATGATATTTTGAAGTTCTGTCCTTTGCTTAGCCAAAGCTTCAATCGCTTGTCTTTGCGCCTTGAATTTACCATCAAGTCCCTTCAGCAGAACCTTTCTTGTAGTTTCATTTATATCGTCACGTTCCTGAATACGTTTTTTTTCTTTTTCAAACTGTTCGTTGTAAGCGATTTCTTCTTTGGTAAGTTTATCCTCTATAATAGCCAACTCCTCTTGAGCATCTGTTTTAAGATTCTGTTTCTGACGATCATTTAATTTGCTTAAATTATCAGCACGCTTATTTATATCAACAAACGAATCTGAAATTTTAGCCATTTTCTCCAATCCCTCATTGTATGACTTCTGCTCGTCTTTGGCTTTCCGAGTGTTCGGAATCACGTAAGTCATCAGAGCCGTTGCAATAGCCGTCAAACCAGCTACAGCTAACCCAAAAGGATTTGCCTTTAGTACCGTATTGAAACCTCGTGTTGCTACTGTTGCCAATTTTGTCCAGGTTTCGTACAGCTTGGTAGCTATTGTGGATGCGTTTACCGTGACAGTATATGCAGTAATAGCAGCTGTTGATGTTATGATAATTCCTTTGTACTTTATAAACCAATCTATCAATTTTGGAAGAGCCACGATGATCTTCGTAGTCCATCCGGTCAGGAGTGACAACGATGGGTTAAGCCGTTCCATCAGCTCAATACCTGCCTCTTTAATGCTATTGCGGTACTGCGCCATTTTAGCCTCGTTGGTATCAGAGTTAATGGCTGCCTGCTCCATGGCGACATTGGTATCCGTCACAGCTTCGGTATATTGACGTACCTTATCCGCATTATCAATCAAGATGGTAGCGGCAGAATAAGCTTCTTCACCGAACATAGTCTGGATCTGTGCAGCCGACAGTGACTTTTTATTCAGGTTCTCGAGCGCAGTCTGCAACCCAACCACTTTCGGATTCGTTTCATCCGGCCCAGTCTGTAATACCAGGAAGAACTTACGAAGTGCCGTACCGGCTGGTTCTGCCTCCAGTCCTTTCTCCGCCAGCATCTGGATTGTGCCTCCAAGCTGTTCGATACTCACCCCTGCTCCGGACGCAGCCACACCTGCATTCTTGATTGCGGCAGCCTGGGCAGATACATCAGCGGCACCCTCTTTAGAACCAGCGGCCAACACGTTCACGTAACGTGCCGCCTGATCAGCAGATTCACCGTACATATTCAGAGATACGGTAGTTGCCGTTACTGCATCCTTCAAATCAATTTTTGCAGCTGCCGCCAAACGCATGGCTTCGATGGTAACGGCGTTCAGTGCTTCTTTGTCTTTCAGAAGCTCCGGTTTCTTGGAACCGATCAACATATATGCCTGAAGGATCTCGTCGGATGACTGGCGGATACGTAAACCGGATTCGTCCATGGTAGTAGAAAGTTTCTCTGCCTGTTCGGTGAGCCACTGAATAGATGAATCGTCCAACCCAGTCAAAGCTTTCAGCTCTGCCTGAGAGGATTCCTTGGAGTCGCGGTTATTACGAAGGGTATTCAATGCCATAGATACACCCGTGATAGTGGCTGCACCAGTTGCCAACAAACCTCCCCACTTCGTCAGCCCGTTATTGAAACGAGAAATCCAGCTCTCGGTTTCCTGCACCTCAGTTTTAATCTTCTGAAGTTCGGCAGTCACCAGCTTAGCCTGTTGCTGATAATATTTCCACTCTGCTGATCCTCGCTTGATGTAACCACTATTCAGTTGCCGATTAATGGCCGTCAGAGTAGCACGAAGTTCTTTCGGCGTTGCTTTATCAAGGTTGTTCATCACCTCAGTAAGCGCCGTAGTATCTTTCTTCAACGTCTTGATCTGCGCTTCAGTCTTACGAAGCTCGGATGTAACCTGTTTGATCTTAGACGTATCACCAGCTTCGTAAGCATCAGCCAGCTCCTTTTTTAATCCGGATGCTATCGCCTCCAAATTCTTGAGTTCCTGCTTGGCTTCCTCGCCATTCACCCGGACCTCAACGGTCGCTATCTGGTCTATTGCCATATTATGCTTTAATTAAGATTGAACGAACTTTGAAAAATGCAAACAGCACAATGAGAATAAGCCCTACAACAGTGAACACCACGCAGAATTTTTGCCACGACGTAAGTTCTTTCTCCACCTCTACCGTTTGCACGGTCTTTTGTATAATTGTACTGTCTTTGCCTGGTATGAATACTGTATCTGAAGGAACCTTAAAGTCTGCCATCAGATTACCCATAGAATCCAATTTGAACCGGAGACGTGCGTTTTCCGACTGTACCACATCCAACCAGGAAAGCACAACCCTACCATTTGAATCACACTCCAACAAAGCCCGGATGGATGCGGAATCCGCAGGCTTGAAGACCGGTACCAACTTATCATGTACGATGATCTGCGTATGATTGTCGGAAGTAAGGTGTTTCCCAGTCTTGCAACCGAGAAACACCGAACAAAAAACAATTGTAAAGAATGTAAGAATAAATGGTCTCATAATAAATTCCAGCCTGATTCAACATCCGACATTACGGCAGGAACACCGTTCTCTACCTGGGATATAGCAGCTGCAAAAGCGCACATGGTTGCCTTATCCTCTACATCCGGAACGTAGGTAGTCGGTACCTGCATTTCCTTGCATACGCGAGAAATGTATCCGGATGTATTGTTTTCGGTTCTGGGTGCCCAACGGCTGATGAAGTCTGCAATCGTCTGACATCCGTACTTACGACGATAGTTCTGCAGCAACTTGATTAATGCCCGATAACCATGTGCCATGTCTTCGAATTCTTCGAAGGTGTTGTCTCGTTTCTTAGATGCAGGAACTTCGCCCTGCCAGTCGGTAGCATCTGAATTGCGGATATTACCTGGATTATTGTTCCGCAAGCCTCGTGGTTGTGTTGTCATAAATTCTTTATTTTATTTATAGTTAATAATCATTAGGAGGTTGTCTTTTACCACATCCTCTCACATCACATCGTTTTACAGTCAACTTCTGATTTTCCAATTCCAGAGCTGTATTCTTCTCCATCAGCTCCCGAATCCGTTGCCGGTCTTCATTCTTTTCTGCATAAAGCTGATCTATCTTATTATCCTGCTCCTGAACCTTAGCTTCCTTTTTCTCATATAATTCCTTCCATTCAGCAGCATAACTGGTTATATTATCTGTATCTGCTTTTCGAGCAGCAGCTTCTTCTTTATGTGCGGTCGCCTCTTCTTTTCTTCTCCGTGCATCATAAAACATCAGTGCTCCAATTAATGGAAGAAATATTGAAGAAAGAATACTACTCAGCGTATTGACTATCTCATTTAAAAACTCCATACAGGTAAATGATTAAAGTCACAATCAATGGGAAAAGAATACCAGATAAGACATCTAACCAATCCCATTCTGTATCAATGTTTTTTTGAATATATTCTACAGAACACATTGCAACAAATACGCACATAGTGCCTGTGAATGCAGCTTGCAAAATGGACATAGATGTTAAAGCTAGTACAATAGTAATCCAAACGATGAAAATGATAATGCCTGCTTTGACGTGCTTTGGGCGGTTACTAATCTTCAGCCACTCAAAAAGATTTGAAAAATTTGTCATGTTTTTGATTGTTTGTTAACCAAAAGTATGAAACCTGATATATGAGTAAAAAGACAAAGCCTTGTCAGATATCTGGCAAGGCTCTATTCTACTGAAAAAGGGATTTATAATGTATTCTTTAAAACTTAGCGAGGTATAAAATTGGATATTTAATCAAAACCGACCGAGTTATTTACAATTTTAACAATGGAATAAATCCATATTGGTAAACCATACTTGCATAAGAGTTTTTACCTTTTTCTGTATAAGGGTGTAGATTGTCAGATAATTGGTCTGTATAAACTTCCGGGGAAGTAGATGGTGCTTCACTCTCATATCCTTGGTTCAAAAATCTTGTTTTCACAAACCCATTATTAAAAAAATCAACAAATGTGAAACCTTCATATTCAGCAATCCATTTAACCATATTATATACATCTAGCAATGTAAATCCATTTTCAACAGTTTGAAGGCCTTCAGAGGTTAAATTTTTATTAAGCCATGTAGTATTTTCAATATATTTTTGTTTTCCATCTTCAATAATAAAATCAGAAGGTCTGTACGAAGTTCCAGAACTAAATTGCCCCCTGTGCATTGGTGATAATAAAATTACATTAGGTGTATTCTTACCTCTATTCTCAAGAAGCCAGTCAATTACTTTTCTTGCAGCTCCATAGCTTGTATAAGTAGAGTTATTACCAGCAACAAACGTATTATTTATATAATCTTCTTTAGTACCGATAGGATATAATTTGTTTGCTCCCCAATCATTAGTTCCTAACCCAATTGAAATAAAATCCTCATCTTTTGTTATTACATTTAACTTGGGATCATTTTCTAATATTGCATATAAATAAAATGTAACCCATGAATATCCACTAAATCCTGCTGCATGATGGTTAGCTTGTATAATACCTAGTTTTTCTCTGATAATTTTACCATAGCCATTACCGTTATTGTTATCAGGTTCTACGAATGAATCACCAATTTCTGCCCACGTTATGTTAGCAACATTTGTTGGCAAATTATCTACACTTGCTGCTAGATTATATTTAGTACATTTATAGTCTAATGAGTTATAGGTTAGAATACATTCTTGTAAGTTCCTTAAATCAACATTATTGTTGCCATTTACATTAGCAAGAATAATTCTCATCTTTTTTGCTTCATCTGTATATTCAGTACCAATATATGTTCCATCTTCCTTGTGAAACCTAAAGATTATACTTGGAGTAAATCCTACTCTTTTAATAGATGCACTAGGTTGGGAAGATATAGAAATAACATCTTTACTTCTAAATCTTTTAGGAGCATTATCATTATCGTCTTCTCCGGCTATACCACCATTAGTATCTCCAATTTCAAATTCTATAAATCTACTATTAAGCGGCAAAGATGTAGACAATTCTGTAATTCTATCAACTTGACTATCTAATTTTTGTACACAATTAATCAAGTTATACGATTTCCCATTAATAGTGTAGTATGATGATATAATACTTATGACACTAAATATATTATTAGTATAAAAAAATCTTGCTATTATAATAGAATTATAATCTTCATTTTTTACAGCATCATATTTTACAATATGTAAAGAATTATCTTTAAGTCTAAAAACTACACAATAATCTCCGTCGCTTGCTATGGACGAGGATAAATCTGAAGCAGGTAATTGGTGATTAAATTTCCGTCCTAAAATATAACTAGCTTTTAAAGTAACTTTGACAAATGTAGAATTTACTACAAAATCAATAAACCCAGTATAATTACTAGGTCTTAATGCGACAGAATTGTCTATTGCTAGAGTTGATTCATAAATATTTTTATCTACGTTTTCTTTATCCAATACTTCTTTAAATTTTGTACATCTATATTGAGCACTGTTATAGGTTAGAATACATTCTTGTAAGTTCCTTAAATCAACATTATTGTTGCCATTTACATCAGCAAGAATAATTCTCATTTTTTTTGCTTCATCTGTATATTCAGTGCCAATATATGTCCCATCTTCCTTGTGAAATCTAAAGATTACACTTGGAGTAAAACCAGAACGAATAATAGATGCAGTGGGCTGGGAAGCTATAGAAATAACATTAATACTTCTAAATCTTTTGGGGGCATTATCATTATTGTCTTCTCCAGCTATACCACCATTAGTATCTCCAATTTCAAATTCAATAAATCTACTATTAAGGGGCAAAGAGGAGTCAATAGAAATCTTATTATTAATTGTTTTTTTGTCTAACTCAGTAAATTTTTCATCAGTAGCTGTTTTGTCATAATAGTCCTGTTCGAGCTTATCAAGATGCTCAAGCATTTGTGTACCGATACGTGTAGCAGTATTCTGTTTGTTCGTTTTCTCATCACGAATCTGTATTGCCAGTTGTTTTAGTTCTTCGAATGTTTTTGTTGCCATAATCTTGAGTTTTTTACGAAGTAAACTTACCGAGTTATACTACAAAAAGACATAAGTTTATTTACGTTTATGAGTCCCATACAAACGTGACTTGAGTGTTGTGCTGCGTTTATGGTTTGCTTCTTCGATTTTATCTACCAGCAAACCACAGAACTCTTCTCCGTACATGTACGCCATCTGTTCTTTCAGCACCATGATTGACGCAAAATAGGGACGTGAGAACCATTCACGAGGTTTACGGGGATTACCAGATGTATAATATGCACCAGGCTTAGGGCCTACTTTCCGAGGAACGTTAAGCCCGTGTTCCTCTCGATATATAGGGTTTAAAATCTGCAAGTCACCGCCATTACCCTTAGTATACCCGTTGCCAACACCCATGTCCTGGTAGATACCATACTCGAGGAACTTGTGCTGGATAGTAGATACAGAGTCAGTAGATGATATCACGTTATCCCGAATTTGCTGATGCAATGAGTAGGTATTGATGACGTGCAGCCGTTCGATTTTCTCACGCCAGATTGTCACCATCATTTCCGCCCAGGCTTCCTGATATTTCTTACGATCTTCGTCAGTTGCTGCCGGTCTGTTATTGTCTGTCTTAGCCATCCCATTCGTCCTCCTTATAACACAGATCAGTCGGTTCAGTCAGCTCGACCATGAAGTACAAGCCGGTACAACCGGATATAAAATACTCACCCAGTTCACGGGTGTAGATCCTGGATACATTCAGGAAGGATAAGTCCAGATCTTCGTATATGTATTTGTCACGGATCATACGAGAATGGAACTGCCGGAAAAGTTGCCGACAGATATCCAGCTTTGCCGCACGATCACTCATGTCATCGTAACGGTAACGTATCAAGAGAAACACTGTGAAGGTACGCTTCTTGAACCAGCCGCCCCCGATCTGTTCGGTAGCTGCATCGTTGGTATCGTCGATGCAGACGAAAGCGGACTGACGGCGGAACTTGTCAAGCACATCCTGAAGAGAATTGATGCCGCTACAGGAACATGGAAAAAAGGCGTTAGCCTTGGCCAGCTTGTTTTTCTCGGTCAGCTCCTTGAAATAGGTGTGCCCGTCGAAGAATTTACTTGTGTCCATTTTGTCTTGATTTTAGGATTTGAATATCGTGTGCTTTGGCGTCCAGTTCTGTCAAGGCCCGCCAGCAGTCCATCTGCAAGACCTCCTTTTCTTTTGTAACATCACCACCTGTCAGTGCCCGGATCTGGGCGTTCATCGCACCCATCAGGTCGGGTAGTTCAGGCTGATCAGCGTCGGCCGAACGGTGAAACGGCTGAAAGAAATGCGGAAACAGAGAAGTGAAGTACAGCTTAACGCTACCCCACCAAAGGAATACGGAAACTAGTTCGTACTCTTTAATACGGGAAAAGGCTACCTGCAACGAACCTTTTATGCCCGGTTTTTTCTTATAGAGATAATTATACAAGGATTTAAGCTGGGAAACGTTCTGCGAATACAGATAACCCTGATAGTAGTTCTCACAACAAAGGTAATCTTCGAAGCTCAGGCCGTGCAACATCGCATCGATGGCACACCGACCGCCGATCTTGTCCAGTCTGACGGGATAAGCATTGGGTTCGGAAATAAAATCAATCTGCCGGAGAAAGCTGCGAATCTGCCAGTCCTGAAGAATGAATCTCAATTTCTTGTGCCAGTTCAAACGGAAAGTGCACAGCCAGCCTTCTTTAATCCTCCTGCGAACACCTATTCCAGTAAATCGCATAAAGACATAGGTCTTTGCCTTGACCGGAGGAAACAGTGTGATGACCAGGAACACATATCGAAGCTGTTCCTGGTTAAGTCCCTTCCAGGAAGCAGGGAAACGAAAATCGAGGATTCTACCCCCAAAAGTATACGGAATCTTCTTTTTCATTCTGATAAGTCTGGAAATGTTTGACTTTGTATGCCTCGGAGTCCTTATAACTGGTGAATACCTCTACCTTGGATTCCGCATAATTCTCGATACGTTCCAGCATGCTCTTTGCAGCCGGCCAGTGTCCCATGATACAAAATCCGATAAACTTGCACATGTAGTCTGCCATGGCGGTTTCTTCTTTTGTGAAAGCGTTATGCCGAGCCTGTTCGAGGATATGATCGAAAAACTCTGACGACACATGCTGCCGGATCATTTCTTCCGCCTGATACATTCTCGTACGAAACTCATTCAACTTGGAACGATGTACGTCCGAAGAAGGAAATTCAACATACATCTTCAGCTGTCGGGCAGTATATATCAGGTTAGGGATATTGATACGAGCCTGTGCTGTGTCTGCCCAGTCGGTACCGACCAGCAGCTCCAAACACCGATCGTAGGTATCTTCGGCTGCATTGGTAACTTGCTGCAACAGGTTCTTGACTCTGTCGGCCGAAGCCGGAGCCAGATTCTGATTAGACACCACACCGAAGCCGGTCGGAGTCAATACCAGATCGAGCTGCGGAATCTGCTCCTGATAGGTACGCAGACAAACCAGCTTTGTGACCGCCTGCTCGAGTCCAGCAACCGTATCTAATTTATCTGCCATGTCACCCAGCAACACATGATTAATGCTCTGAAGGGTATCGTCCAGGTGAGGAGCAATCATATCGTATACTTCTGCCGTAGAGTGGGTGGCAGAGGAACATATTTTCTCGAAAATCTCTTGTGAAAATGTAATAGCCATATTGATTCGTTTTAAGATTTGCTTTCAAGATCCGAAGCTGTCTTCTGTTTGGCATCGGTGTTCTGGTCGAGTGTAGTGAGTAGCACCATGGGAACATCCGGATAGACCTTCTCGCTCCAGCCATTGTACTCGATGACGATGTTATGCGGAATGTTCATCAGATCATGAAAAGGAATCTCCAGTGCCTGCTTGAGCGTGAACAGCTCGCGCTTGTCTGAACCGGAGTTGTTGCTCTGCCCTTTACCCGGAGTAGCACCTACCAAATTTGGATGAATGTTGTCACCATAGCAGGTGATGTTACTGGCTTCCTGAATATCTTCGCTCCAGTCACCACCCTCCTTGCCGGTCTCCACCACATTGATGCGTACCATCCGGACCTCCCGGCCATTCGGATCAATGTAGTAGCCGGTAATCCAAACCTTGCCGCTATTTTCAATGCCAGAAACAAAATTCTTGATGTTTTCCTTCTCCTTTTTGATTCGTTCCATCTTCTTCAGCGGATCGGTGATATGATCTTCTGCACAGATATTACTCCAGTAATCCTTGTGAACCTCGACCTGATATTTTACGCTGGCATGGTTGCGGAGCTTAGCCTTCTTGCCTTTCCCGATCAATCGCTTGATATCGTACCAGTCGCCCCGGAAAATACTGGTATAATACGGTATCGGATAATACTGGGAACCAGGTGTAGGAAACCGTACAAGAATGGCAAACTTACGTTCACTGGTTCTTACTTTAACCTTGCCATCACGCCCCGGTTCACGCCCCATTAAAACCATCAATTCACCAATCGGATCGCGCGGATCAAGCAGACGGATGACTTCGTAATCCTCCGGGCGGAGTGAAGCATTATTACGGAAATTGGCATAAACTACATGGTTTATCTTGCCATTTCTGGCTTTTTCAAAACGACAGTAGCAAGCCTCCTTATGTACCAGACGATTAATCCTCTGCCCATCTTGAGAAAGAATAATGACCGACACACAGAAAAAGAAATACTTCATATCTGTAGCCTGCTCCAGCTGGAACACCGGAAGACTATTGCGTCGCATCCAGCTTTTAATTTCAGGATGTGTTGTCGGCTGTCTGGTATCGACATCCATATACTTCAGTCCGGCTCCGTAACAGGTTATGACATTGAACAATTTGTTCTGACTCATCACTTCATCAACGCCAATCATTTTGATAATCTCAAACGGAAGCTGATTATCAGAACCGAAATTGACATAAGCCATGCCGTTCCGCCCTGGAACAGGCGTTGTCTGAATATCCGCATCTTCATCAAATACCAGGCTGCTATCTGTAACAGAAGCCATTTCAGTGGCTACGTTGGAAAACTCTATGTTGAATATTTCACCTGGCATGAAGTTGTCATCGTATTGTGGAATTATTTTGTCCATATTAGAGATAAATTGTCATGTTGTTTATTTCGAAAAGAGATATGTCGCGGAAAGCCCGAATTACTCCGGATGCCGGAAGACGGACACGGTGAATACCCCGTCGCCAGTGCGAACCGACACACACCGCACCACGATATTCCAGAATATCGCCTGTGCTAAGTTTCCACAGTTTCAGATTACAGGGCTGCCCGGATTCGAGTAACCTCAAAGCGTCTTTGATATGTATTACGTTCATAGGCTCTAATTGTATGTGTCATCGAAGGAATCATCAAAAATCTCAGGTAACAGCTTCAAACGATTCTGACAACGAGAAGAAAAAATATAAGTAATGGAAAACGAGAACAGCCCATCATCTGAAGTATCGCGCTGTGTATCGCTGTCTATAATCGTAATCGGAATATCTTCTGATCCGTCTATAAGATAAACTTCCTGCGACCGTGCTACATCATCTACCAGCATATACATAGATTCAGGAATATAACCGGTAGAAAGTGTATGTTTGCGCTGCTCATCGATATAATATGTCTTGTAAATACCATTGAAGTATGCAGCACTGCGAGTCAGTTCAGGTTCAATCTTGTCTGTGCCTATAAAATAAAAGGTTTCCATACACCCAAATGAATTACGGAACCTAATACCAACTGAGTCTGGTTCATCATGATCAACCCTATAAACCTGTCTTCTGGAACCAGCCGTAACTGTATACCGAAGCAGCTTATAGCCTGACAAGGTAAAGCGTGAAGGAGATGCATCTATCGAATTAATCCTGTAATCGGTTGCAATCCCCAAAGGACGAGTAGTCTTTAATACATTATTCTGGTCATCAACAAAGACACATTCTACCATTACCGCAATAGTAGTCCCTCCTGTAGCCAAGTGACCTGTAGTCAGATACAATACCTCGGAACGACCAAACGAAGTAACCTTATCGCATCCGGCAAGGGCTGTAAGAAAATAATTGGTTACAAAATCGGTAGCAGTACCATTTATCAGATATTGAGATAACAGCACTATAAATGTCTTGCTGACAGAAGCTTCTTCGGACGCACTACATGTATATGAGAAATCGCATAATGGAGCTTCAAGTAAGTACGGCTCCAGCAATGAGAACAGATCAAGAATATGTATCTGGTTATTTGAATCCGGAGTATATGTTTCTTGCAGAATAACGTTTCCCGCTTTATAAAGAGAAAAGGTCACCTGTTTATCTGCCTCTATCACAATATCAAGCTGTGACGAGAGAACAAAATCCGGAATATCCTGTATGATAGAAAGCATAAATCTTTGTTTTTCTCAAAGATACCAGGTACAGAAAATGAGTAAAAAGACAAAAGGTGCAGCATCGTCACGACGCCACACCTTTTTATTGAATGAAAAAATGGGTTACAATCATTAAAAAAGCATACAGTTACTTGCGCTGCATGATCCACGCCGGACGGCCATCGGGGGAAATGACAAGCTCATAGCCCAAATCCACCATTGTCCTGGCGATATCGTTAATACTGATTTCTGCCATATCAGACAGTTCATCCTGGATCTGCTGTGAAGTTTTATAGATTACATCATCTGTTACTTTATCGACAGGAAGATATTCTTGGAAGTAACGATAAAGGATATATTTGTCAAACTCTACTTTGTTATTTGCCATGATCTGCCTCCTTTCTATCATTCAATGCGGTTTGAATCAATTCACTGAGTTGCTCCATCTCCGGACGTGTACAACATAATTTATCACTTCCATACATGAAAATAGTGTATTGTTCAAACAGAACTTTACCATCCTCGTATGCCTGATATTTGTCTACGCGGAACGTTGCGGGTTGTGGCGTGTAATCGATCATCGCAAACCTCCTTTCTTGCAAAGCAGAACGGAACAGATAAACCAGCAGAGGCAGGCAATGGCGGCCAGCCAATGGGTGAATACGGAGCAGGTTAGGATACTGAAGGAAGCCAGTGCCTGGGAAATGAGCACAGTCTGGCGGTTGGAAACTTTCTCTTCCATGATGGAGGAGAACAATACATTTTCATGGTTAAGCCATAACGATATACGGCTTTGTTTTGCCTGGTTTGCAGGCAGGGCAATTTGATTTTTCATTTTTGTAACGCGGTTAAAATGAAACAATATATGGTTAAAATACGGGAAAGGAAACAAGAAAGGTTCCGCTTTCCCGTCGCGTTACACCTGATACAGGCAGTGGGCGCATTAACGCTCCACACGGGGGTCGGAACCATAAGTTATATAGCTAGAGCTATGGACAAAAAAATGCCCGCAGCAAAGTTATTTGGCGAGCCATCCTCGCCTGTATCAAATGTAACGCATTGCAAATGTATGTTTTTGTTTTGAGATGGCAAAAGAAAAAGCGGAAACTTTTTGGGTTTCCGCTTCTTATAGAGCCTTCAAATTCCGTTTCTAGCATTTTCTAAAAAGTTTTCAAGACTGGATAAGTCAAAAACCGTCTTCGAAATCAGTTTGATTATACAAAGCTGTTGTTATTATAACATAAGCTGAATATAAAAAATTGCCTAACTCATCGTGTTTGTACATTCTAAACTCATAATCTACTCGTTCAGCATTTATCTCCAATCTAATTTTAGAAATACCTTTTTGCAATTTTTCAATGTCTTTCTTATCAATTCTGTAATTGGCAATAACACTATATTCTACTATGTTATACATAGCAGAGTAAACATAGCCTATATTGTCTTCCTCCTTATCATTACAATATAATCTAAGTATTTCACCATCTCTTAATTTTATAAGAAGTGGAGAATTTTTAAGAATATAAAGGCTATGATCCTTTACCGTATTGACAAGTACATTTAAATCGTAATAAGTACTATCGGAGTATTGTGTAACAGACATTCCCAAACGAATCCCGTATATTGTTTGTTCATCAATGGATGAATTTTTACCTGTGGGAATAAATTGTGAGGACTTTACATATTTATAACCATCCGTTGTTTGTTTATTCATTTCTACTACCGGATGCTGATTATAAGCTCCCCAAAGCCCAATTTTATATCCTTTATCTTGGGCTACCATCGTATTGAAGGACATGAAAGTAGCCAATAATATTAATAATAAATTCTTCATAGATAAATTGTTTTACTTTTCAGTCTCATCATCATTGTCAATGACATCTTCCATGGAATTTTGCTGTTGTAACCATTTTTCTTTTGCTTCTTTGTCTGAAAGCATAGATTTTTCAATTGCCAATGTTTCTTTATATTCTAATGCAGCTGCAGCCATAGTCCATTTGACTTCTAATCCTCTTTTTTCTACTTCTTCTTTAATTGCAGAAATAGGTATTCTGAAAAATTCTTTTCGAGGGTTAACCTTATTCACCTGATTTTGTACAAAATATTTATGTAGAGCTGTTTCCAGTCCTGGAGCATCCTCAGAATAAATCATTGCATGAACATCAAATGGGAATGGAACGCTGGCATCTCCTAATTCTCTGACACGATCTAACGGTTCCAGTCTTCTCGTCATACCGATTTTAAAGACATCTTCACCAAAAGAACCGATATTAGATATTATATAAACATGCCCAGACTTCGTTTGTTGAGCCATAGATAAAGCCCTTTGGTTCTTAGCTTCAGCTTCTTGTAATTTGATTTGCAACTCGGCCAACTGAGCTTCATACTTAGCTTTTTGCTCTGCACTGGCTTTTTCAATAGCTTGCTGAGCTTTTTCCATAGCACGGCGAATAGTATCTTCTTCTTTAGCAGCTTCTTTCATTGCACGTTCATATTCACGACGTGCTTTCTCTTCCTCCCTAATCTGCTCTTTAATTCTACGTTGCTCTTCTCGCTCTTGAAGTTTTAGTTCATTGACTATAGCACCCCATTTTAATTCATCCAATCGTGCCTCGAGATAAACTTCTGTAATGTGAGCATTTCTAAATGCCATTCCTAAATTATTCACTAAAGAATAAGCATCACGGATTTTCTGTTCCAAAATACCGTGGTTATCTTTCTTTATCATAGACAAAATAGAATCCACTTTACCGTTAAATGCGTCAAGGACGAAATTTTCAGCAGTGGTTCTTCTATTTATTTCTACATAATCACATTTTGAAGCATTGCCACTCTTTATGAGCATTTTTGTTTTTTCTCTTGCATCTTTCAGCCTTTGTCCTGCTTCATCATATCCAAATTCTTCTGCTAAATCATCCAACAAAGAAAAAGTAGGTTTAAGATATTCATCACCATACCCCTCAATCACATTTTTCATAGCCTTGGCAACACTTTCGTAGTGCTGGGCCTTTTGTGCAATTTCATAAGCATCTCCAGCAATGGTTTTGGCTTTTTCTTCTGCTTGTTCCAGCATTAATGCAGCTTGTCTGGTTGCATCGGATTTTATACGTTCAGCATCCTCTTTACCCTTTTGTATCAGTTCCCGGTTAGATTTCCGAATTTCTGACGTCTCATTTTTTGCTGATTCCAAATCAAGATTTGCTTGCTGAATAATGCTTTTGGCATTCTCTTCAGCCACTGCAATCATGCCAGATGATTCCTGTTGGGCTGAGTTTATCATATTGTCTGCTCTTTCTTGAGCAGAAGAAACAATATCTGAAGCTTCAGCTTTTGCTTTTTCTAATCTTTCTGCTGCTTCTTTGTCTGCATCTAAAGCAGATGAATAAACTTCTAATTCTTGATTTCGAAAATTAAGTTTTTTATTATCCTCTGCTAAATGAGCATTCATATCATTTACATGAACTAACTCAGAATGCAAAGACTCCTTTTCCCTAACAATACCCGTATATTTTTTCTTTAAAGTGCTATTATTAAAGATTAAGACAAAAACAGCTACCAGTAAAATTCCAATGATTAAAATCAAATATAAATTCATAAGAACAATTATTTATGGCTTATTAAAAATCATATTCTGATATTACTTTAAAAAGATATTTGGGAAAGTTCTATAAACTCCTTCGTTTCATAATTTATGTAATATCCATTATCCGTGATACCAGCATAGGCTTTATCTCCACCATTAGCCAAAAAGATTTGTACCGCTTTATTGGATAATTGTAATTTTTCTACTAATTGAGCAATCTGTACTGAAGTCATTTTCTTATCTGTCGAAACAAATACCCCTGACGGACGTCTTTCGATAACTAAAGCCTTGATACCATCAATTACACATTCTGAAGAAGTCTTATCTACAACCTTTTTGTGCTTTTCAGGTTTTAGAGGATTGTTCTTTATGTGAATAGCCATACCTGTAACCGTCATATAATACATATTATTTGAATAGCCTGGACTAATACTAAGATTGATAAGTCCATTTGCACCTTTCTTAATTAACTCTTCTGCAATGGATTCAAAAGCTTCATTAAGATTGATGGTATAAGACATAAGATTTCGAACAGCTCCCTGCGTCATTGATACGACACTACCTAGAGGAGTATAATCTAAATTCACATTATTTGCCTCAGTTACCAATATGCCTCTTTCAGTAAAAGGTGTATAATCTCTAAATTCCGTAATAGTCATTTGTTCTAATGTAACACATGACGACATACTCATGAGAACCAATAGCAGAAAAAAGAATTTTCTCATTACCATAAATCAATATTTAAAACATATTCTTACATACAATGGCTTTATTAGCATCAAAAGTCAAACCAACTTCCTTCATTTGCTTGCTATATTTAGCCATTGCATTCTGGAGATTATCCGGAGTAGAGTTTAAAGCATTCTGTACTTGGGTGTCGGCAAGTATCACTTTAATTAAGGCTTTCTTCGCATTCTCTTTATCTCCCATAGCCATATACATAGAAAACATAGAGGTACAAGTAGCCCCATTATTCAGTAATCGTCTTTTAAGTTCTCCAACATTTGAACATAAGACAAAAAAGCAAATCAATGTGATCAGTTCTATAATACCTGTCACTAAGAGAATAGTATCAAAATCCATAACTAATATTTTTTATTATACATTTCTTTATTGAATAAATTTCGAGTCAATCTTATATTCTATCTCAACCTATTTAATTTATTATAAAAATAATAGTTCAAATGTAATAAAATGTTTAGAAGAGGGCAAAAAATAAGCGGAAACTTTTGGGGAGTTTCCGCTGGAGGTTACAGTGTTTTTGAGGAACGTTCTGTTTGATTAATAAGGGATTCTAAATAATTATCAGCTCTCTTTTTTAAGCTAAAGACTATACCTTTAGATAATCTATTTTTGATTAATGGTATCATTCGTTCATTAACCTTTGTTATCATAACAAGAGAATTCACATCTTGTCTTAGTTCTATTAATCCTAATGATTTAAAAACGTTTATAACACCAGTAACATAACCTCGGTGACTTCTGATACTCATCGACTCCGTAATATTATCTAAATTAAAAGATACAGATTTCTCAAATGCAGATACACAGATATAGACTGATAATGCTGCTGCTGCTGATATTCTATTTATGAGTGATTCTAAAGATTCATTGTTTAAAAGAAGATTATTGGAACCTTTAATAATATTTTCACTTTCTTTTTTAAATAGTTCGTCAAATCCTTCAGTCTTTTTATCTATACCATCAATTTTCTCAATGGCATTATCTAACAAAAGCTTTAGTTCATTAATCTTAGTCCCTATTGATGAAGGAAGTTCGTTTAATTTATTCTCAAGTGAATTCAACTGACCAACAGAGCTGTTTAAGTTTTCAGAAGTCTTTTTTATATCAGTGGGCACATCTTTTATGTTATCGTGTAAATCTCTTACTTTGTGTAATAAAGAGTTGATAGTATCATTAGACACAAACGTCATAATAATTGCTATAACAGAAAGAATTATTGATGAAATTGTCGAAGCAAACGAAACCTGATCAACGAACGTCTGATCCCCACATGTCTTTTGCGAAAACACATTAACAAGATTGACACTTAACAAAGCTATAACAGCCCATAAGACATAATTATATTCTTTGGCTTTCTGAATTTCTCTATCTTTATCATCCATTGCATTATAATTTTTTAGATTAAACATCACTTTAATAAATTCATGATTTCTTGATAATTGTCACCCATGACAACTCTAAGTTTATCATCTCTTAAGCCAATATAATATTTATCAGAACTATATATATATACGTTGGGTAAAGCATTAATCATAGCGTCCTTAATGTCTTCAGGTAAACCAAATATTTTTGCTATACGTTTAACTGCTCTACGTACTATTCTTATTACATCAGAAGGCTTTCTGTCATTACTATTTCCTAAAATAGGTTCAACAGCATCATAAAACGATTTTATAAAATTATCTCTGATATCTGGTAAATAGAAAGCGTCTTTTATTTCATTTTTTATAGCTGTAACATTCTTTCCTCTTTCGTTAGAGAATACTATACCTCTATCATGATCTGCAAAATATATTTCACATTCTACAGAGCTTTTACAACCACCATTCATTCTCTTATGAATGTGAAGGCTCCTATCCCATTCGAGAATATTGCCGCCTCTATGATGATTGTCGATGGTGATTGTTTGATTATTTAAAAGATTCGATAATGCCATTATTCTTTACTCTTATCGGTTGATTTTATTACTTGAATCATTTTTATTATCTTAGATATAAGATCCATATCTTCATTCAACGATTTTTCCATCTTAACTCGGTTATCTCCTGAGTACTTTGGTATTTCAGCAGAATGTTTATCGATGTAATTATTCATCAATTCCAAAATTTCTTTTTCATCTTTATATTTATCAACAAGATAATATATAGATAACAGATTTTGCCTATCCCTTTTAATAGCTTCATAATATCTGTATTCTTCCATTAAAATCCGATATTGCTTAAGAAAGAAAAAAGCTACATACTCAATGAAGAACAGAATACCAAAACGAGGTAATAAAGTGAATAACTGTTGTGATATTTCTAAACTATTATACTCTGTACCTAAGTTAAGTAAGTAAAAAACAAAAACACCCAAGATTGAGATGATACAACCCACAACAAGGCAAGTATTTGAGCGAGATAGTAGTCTATCCGCATTATTCTTACTTTCTGTAATATTTTCATTTAACTGTTTCTCTATTTTGGAAGCTTTTAAATCATCGATGTTTTTTTTATTGACAAGTGAAATTTCTATACTATTCAATAAAGTAGAGTCTTTTTCATCTAAAGTGATATTTGTTTTTTCTTTTAAAGTCTTATCTAATAATTTAAACATACTGGCAGTAACTATTGATACAACCAAAAACAAAGGAAGGAATTCTTTATCATCAATTTTAAAACTTAATACATTCCCATCCGATTCAAATTTTATTAGAAAAATAATGCCAAATAATGAAGCTATTATAATAAAGATTGAAAAGAGATTGTTAAAAAATATTTTAGTCCTAAGTTCTTGTTTAATTTTATTGTCTGTTTCTTCTTTCTTTCTCATATAAGATGCTGTAAAATTTATAGAGTTTACATTATGAAAAAATAAAAAGAGGATGTTCAATGAACAGCCTCTTTTTATTCGATTTGCATTATAATTTACTCTTGATTATTCTCATTATTTCTGCCAGACAAATTAATTGTTGGCAAAATAATTGGTTGTATTCCTGACAAAGCTGTTAATGATGTTATATAAGCTCTGATATATGGGAATAATATTGCAGGAGCAGATGAATTGAAGAATATTTCTTTATGTTTATCTGGTAAATCTCTATCAAACTCAAATATTCCAATAGCTTTTACAACTATAATTAAATCATTTGCTTCATTTTTAACTTCTAACTCCAATTCAAGTTTCAATTTAAAATCTTCTTCATTGATTCCTGTTGTGTTTTTTATATTTACACTCAGGTTATCAAAAACAGATAATTCTGGATTATATTTGATAGATGATTCTACTATTTTATATCCAATAAATCTAAAAGCTGCTATTTTTTCTGCCATATTATGCTGCTAAATTAGAAAAGTCAATATCGCTATGCAATTCATATGTATCATTTCTTTCATCTATAGAAATATTATTCATAGAATAAGAAAAAGGAAATGTATCCATATTGAAATCTTTTCTGATATATGTTTTTGTGTCATTGTTGTTACAAATATCAACATATCTATCTAAAAGATTTTTTTCTTGAGAGAAGTTTACTTGTTTCTCTAATATCACTTCGACTTGACCATTTATGCAAGAAAAAATGAATTCAGGATCAATAACATGTAAAGATTCTTTAGGTGATACAAACAAAACTGTTTCACCATATTTTTCCATAAACTGCATCGAAAATTTGAATTCATCTTCCATATAATTGTTACTACCAAGCAATATACTAGAAGAAATCTCTATTATATGGGTGTCATATAAATATTGATATTTATATATATTATCTATATTACGATATTTAATAGACATCTCATATAAAAAATCTTTTATATAATCGATAACATTCATGCTGCAAAATTTTTTTTAATAAATTCGTCAATCTTATTCTTTATAAAAGTTGCTTTTTCCTTGCAATCTTCAACATCCTTCTTGCTTATAGAAACATTTTCGTAATCGGCTTTTTTCCTACAAGTTTTTAGATAAATAAAGGAGTTTTTCATATTGCCTACAAGAGAAAAATCATTTGTTTTAGATAGCATTAACTTAACAAATTCTGTAATCAGAAAATCATGTGATCCAAGCATTTTCGTTTTACTTTCTCTTACAGTTGGATCATTGCAATAATTTTTATAATTGTCCTTTTGCTTTTCATATCCTATTCCACTTTTATTCATTACATACATTGCTCTTTGATATGCTCCATAATATAAACAATGAATAGAAGCAGTAAGTTTTCCATTATTTATTAATAAATCAGCAGCATCAAAATTCTCATCTGACTTATTCTTAATTATTGGCATATAAATATTTGGAATTCTCTGTGGTCTATTATTAACACGACAAAGATAAATATAATAATCAAATATAGTATAAATTTTAGTCTAAAAATACACAGAATGAATATCTTTCAATAAATTATCGCCGATTTTAGGCGTTAAAAAACAAATACCTTATTCCCCAGCCGCCCGATTTTTGCCGCCAACGAAGTGACAAAGCGGTAAAAATCGGGCGGCCGGCGGCTGTTACGCCACCCACCTCCTTAATACGCTGCTACAGCCATTTACAGCCCCTACAAACGTCCTTCGTCCTCATAACTAAAGTATTCCTTATCACCATAAACGATATGGTCTAAGAGTTTTATATTCATAGTATTTCCTGCATTTTTCAAACATTCAGTCAGGCGGTTATCGTCATTACTGGGGCGGCTGTTTCCTGACGGGTGATTGTGGCAGAGTATCATTGCCGTGGCGTTACATTTCAAAGCTTCACGCAAAATAACTCTTATATCTACCTGCGTACTGGTTATGCCTCCTATAGAGATACGTTGTTTTCTTACAACACGGTTAGACTGGTTCAAGTAAATAGCCCAACACTCCTCCACTTCCAAATCTTCCATATAAGGTTTCATCAGGTTATAAATGTCCTCACTATGCCGGATAATTACCCTGCTGCTCCTACGGTCTATGATACGTTTGTAAAGTTCAATCACGGCGAGAGCCATGTCCCTGCGTGCCGGTGTCAAAAGCTGACAAACATCTTCTATTGAAACATTATCGCCACGCAATAACATTTCATTAACTCTTTTACTGGTTTCTCTGTTGTTTGTCAACTGATAAACTACTTCACTGTCTGACAAATGTCTGCACTCACCACAAATTTCGAATAAATCTTTCATAATGTTGGTTATTAAATTGTTATACAAATAAAGTTCTTGCTAAAAACATACCTCCCAAAACCGAAGCTCCCAGCGTTTCAAGATGACAAGCAAAACGAGCGTAAGAATAACCTCGAGTAATTACATCGTCAAAAACTAGAACTTTCTTTCCCTTAAAAAATTCCTTGTCGAAATTGACTACCTGTACATTATTGACATGCTTACCTGATTTGCTCTCATGAATTGCCAGCCGTTCACCTTCTACCGTGATATGGTCGTAAGCACTGACTGCACCTGATAACCTTGCAACTTCCTCTGAAAACTGCTTGTAGCGGATTTCATTTTTTTGCTGGCTACTGGCTGGGATGCATGCAAACACGATGTTACATGTTTCTTCTCCGAACTGCTCACGGATTTTCTTTGCTACCAACTGTGCGGCTGAAACGGCACATTTCCCATCCTTGAAAGCCCATACAAAGTTTCTCACCTGCCAATCTCTTGAACTGGCTTTGTACTTTGTCGGCAGATAGTCAAAGAAGTTGAACATGTACTTTCTACACTGGTTTAGCATGGATTCGGTAAAGGTTTTCATGGTCTTAAAATTTATTCTGGTGCCGAGCTCGGGAGTTGAGCCTTTTTTTCTGCTCTTCCTGCTCTGAGCTTTTTTTTATTCCGTTCGCTGTCGCTACGGTTTGTTTTCGCCTTTTACACCTGCCAGCAAAGGTGTTCCGAAGCGTATAAAGACAAGTTTTCACGAAAAGCATAGCCCTGAATACTACCTGAGCTCTGTGAGGGTGGAGATTTTTTCGGGAACATCGCCTGAACTTGGCATACGAAGCGGAACATTTACCTTTGCAGGTACAAAAGGCATAAACCGCGGCGCCAGTGATACCGATTTAAAGGCGAAGAGCAGATAAAGAAGAGCAGTCAAACAATACATAGCTTTAGCTATACCACTGGTAGGGAGAGCAACGGGGTGGGTGGGTCGCTGCGTGAACGCCATCGCCAGCCAGAAAGACTAAAGAGTGTCTTTCTACCCTATAAATTCTGAGAATTTCTCGGGTGCCAGCAGATTGTGTCGCAGTAAATTAGCAAACAAAAACAGGCTTAAACAGGCGGATTTATTCTGATTTTCCGCTCATCCGATACAAAAACAGCACACAATCAATCGATTACCCCCTCAAAATACCGCATTTCATGCGGACGTCGGTTTTCCGACCTCCCACCGCCCTACGCCATAAACCTAATTAGCACCTTTGATAAAAGCGGAATATGTAACGGCACAAACGTCTACACGCACGGTACACGCTATCGCACGCATAAAAAACAACCCCGACAACCATTCACACGGTCACCAGGGCTACACCTTAATATAAAACTAATTAGCTATTGAAACTTACATTGATGATGTCACGAAGATATCGTCGGTCATTTGAGGGAAGCGCTCACAACCGATACACAACGTATCGAAAGCATCCGAACCGTCGGTTCTAGCCTGAAGCTGGTCTTCTTCTGTTTCTGCCAGCTTTTCACCTCGCTTGTCTTTACCACCATTATACACACCAGCTGTCTGGACAGAAATAAGCAGATCTTCGTTGTTCTGTTCGTTAAAGAGAGGGATGAGCTTTGCCTTCCCCGCAAACATACGGTTAATGAGCAGCCATTTTTCAATATGCTTCATCGGGTTACCGATATAGACAGAACGCACCTCCCAACCTCTATCCTTGAAAGCACGCTCGACGACGTAATGAAAGTCTTCGTCATTGACTGCATAGTTTGAGCCCAGGGCCGTACTGTCGTAATAGAATATCACTTCCTTGCGTCGCTGGTGCCGGTAATACTTGCAGAAGTCATCAATCAAAGCTTCGAGCTTACGTTCATACTTTACCCAAAAGGATTTTAGAACCTTCAGTTTATTTCTATCAGGCTGCCCAGCTACCAACCAGTTGATGTTTGCATTAAAGTCGAAGGCAATGCAGATAGGTTTATCTCTATCGAGATCAGCATCCATCAGACAGGAAGGCTCCTTGATTTTGTCGAACTGATATTCCAGACTGTCCAGGTAACTAAAGTCTGTAGCGTTGTACTTGTGTCCTTCTGTCATGCTGGAATAAAACCCGTCCTTGCTGATGCCAATACGCCTACACAGGATAGCTGTTTGAAAGGTAAGCGGAGGAAGGTCACGCTTCATCTGATTAATGAATGCTTCGCCCAGCAACTGCATATTCTCGATTGTGGAAAACTCACGATATAAAACGGCAACAGAACCCATCCGGCATACATCACGGTTCAGGGTGCGCAGATAGTCTTTCAGATACAAAGGTACAGATTCAGATTTAGCCTGAAGGTCACGGATTCGTTTCTTTGTTCGCCAAATCTCATGCACTGTCGCCTGGATGACTTCAATCAGTTCCGGATCGCATTTCTTTTCATAGTCCAGGAACCAGGAACCTTTCTTTGTCACCGGCATATCGGAAGTAATCAGCATGCCATGATGAAAGTAGTGATGACCAAAGTATTGTTTGTTACCTCGGTTCGCCGAAAGGGTTTCGTCTTTCAGCTGCTCGAAGTCGATGTACTTCGCTTCGTCGATGTCGAGGTAGTCAAGAGAAAAAGAATTGGATGTTCCGGAACGGTCCTGACTGATAATGTAGCCGATGGATCCGTTATAAAATGAAATTACATTCTCCCAGTTGTCTGGCTGGAAGATAGGCTCACCCCACCCCCACGACTTCGGAGGCTTCTTGCCGATTGTCCAGTGGACATCACGCTTGAATCCCCATCGCTGCCAGTGGATCAGCATGGACGGGATGGTATTGGTGAGGGCACGTTTACAGTTGGCCGCCACAAAGCCAGTGATGCTTCCGGGCATACGCTGCATGTTACGCAAGTTGATTGCGGCATGAATCGGACCTTTACCCCAACCACGCCCAGCACAAAGAACTATATCTTTAGCAGGAGTGTAAAGAACCTGCTGCTGGGTTTCGTGAAAATATTCTCTCATGGTTTCGGTTCCTCCTGTAACTTTTTAGGATTGAAGATGTCGTCTTCGTTGAAGTCAGCATCCTCGAACTGGATGTCCTGAACATCATCGTTCATATACTGCTTGATCTTATCTGCAATACGCTGCCTGATGTTGGGTATGGGTTTGATACCCAAAATTGTCGGATCGCTGTCAGGTTGGAACGGCTGAATCACAATCTTGTCGTAACCCATATCTTTGGCATCCTCTTTGTCGAGTTGCATATATTTGGCGTAATAGTTGTCACAGGCAGCCATTGCCCTGGCATCCTTCATACGTTTAGCCATCTCATAGCTTTCTTCGTTTCGTTGAATAAAACGATAGCGGTGATAATCTTTTGTAGCTTTGTTAAGATCTCCCAACAGATACTTGATAATACGTATATCCTCATAAGCTGCCGACTTCTGAATCTGGTATCGTTTCTGAAGCTCCAATACGATTTCCTGCTCCCGTATACGTGGGTACTGAAGCCAGTAATTATACATATCCCGAAGCCGGAGCAGGCGTTGCTGAATGACTTCGGGAATGTTACGCTCTTTCATCTCGTCAACCGAGGCAAAGAGATTTTCTTTTGCAATATCAATAGTCGCAGGTAATGGCATAGTTATAAATCTTCGTCAGAATCCATGTCACGGATGTAGGAACCCACAAGCTGCACCGCCAGAGGACTTCCGGCTTCGGCCAGCTCCAGCTCGTTTTGCCGGATCTGCAATGCCCGCTCAGCTTTACCTTTGCGGTAGGCTATGCTGGCCGGATGGGACTTGTCGGAAATGATTTCTCGCAGACGGCGTTCGTCTACATCCATCAGAACTGCAATGTCTGATACTGGGGTGAGCATCGTGGCAAGTTTCTTGATTCTGTCAATCTGTGCTGAAGTGAATTCCATTAAGGTGTATGCTACGGGTATTAATAATTTCGGAAAACTGGTCTCGTAAGGTAAGGAAGATGTCAGGTTGCGTCGTAACCATCGCACATTCGGTCCGGTTTCCCCGTGTCTGGTTCTGACTGGTAACAACTGTAACCATCCAGCGGTCATTCTCGATAAGCAGCACCTTGGAATGATTTTCCGTAAGGTACACATCATCAAACACGGAAGACATAAAAGTGTACAAGTTTACAGTTTTCTTGGCTGCTTTCAGATCGGCCAGCAGGACGGAGTAAATAATCATCTTTCGTTTGCGTAGTGAAAATAACCTGCGCAAAAACTCTTCGGACGTAGAAAAGGTCGATACATAGACCTTAGCCGGTCCGGTTTGTAACAGGATGTACTCGAGTACATCAAAAAGCTGAAGCCGGTTATCCAGGTACGCCTGTAACGGCACATCGGATAACGGCTTCAGCAATCGGTTTACATGTTTCATGCTTTTAACCCTAATTCACGTAAGGCATTTACCTGGTCTTCCCCTACGTTGTTTCCTGTAGAAATCAGGAAGTCGTATCTCTGCTGTACTTTAGCCAGCAGCTTTTCGTATTTCTCCTGATCTCCGGATTCTTTCAGCTCTGCCAGTTTCTTTTTGTTGTCTGACAGATAACCGCGGGCTGCACTGACTTTTTTGGCCATTTCAGCGGGGTCTTCAGGTGATTCACCCTCTGCACCGCCGGCACCCTGATTGTCCGGATTGAAATGGTCGTACTTGCTCATGTTATCCCGATATCTGGCATCCAGCTCTTCCAGTTGCTTCAGGTATTCGTACCTGTCGCATGGAAGAGCATCCTTCATGGTTTTCAATGTTTCAAAAGTCTGCTTCAGGCGGAAGTAGATATCCTTATTGTCCTCCCAGAGCTGGCGGATCTCTTCGGGCAATGAATCGTGATCCACACGTTTACCCTTTGCGATGGTGGCGTCTTGAGGTGTGTCGTCGTCGGAACTGATTACAGGCTGGAAAGTGGCCAGCGTTTCAGCTACGGCCGGAACCAGCTCTTTGTCCATCTTAACCACGTCCTGAATCGTTTTTCGGTCCAGGCGGATGGTCAGGTGTTTTTTCAGCTCATATTCAATCTTGCTCGCAAACTTCTGTGGGTTACGGGAAATATTCTGATAAAGGTAGCGGTTGCGAGTCAATTTAAGTACCATTTCCGCACCCTTCATCAGGTCACGCTGAGCCGGCTCCGTATTGAGCCAGCCTTGCATATCTATGGTTAACTGTTCATCTATGTACATAACTGTAGTATCCTTTTAATTAACCACCCGGCAGAATTGCGCTGCCATCTGCTCCGGATATTTCACCGTCTTCTGTTTCGATTTTACCCGTATAGAACGGTGACGGACAAACATCCGTACATTGTGCCTCAAGTGTTGTCCCTGCTGTGCCGGTATCTCCTTCTCCTGAAGTCTGGGAAATAGTGACTGAAGGATCAAACGCTTCTGAACCAATTACGCGGAACTTACCATTCTTCTGCTGGCAAAGGAATATTAATTCATCAATATTTGCCTGACGACAAAATCCTGATGCTTCTTCATCGGTTCCAGCATGAACCAATGTAGCTTTATTCAGAAAAGTCTTGGAAGGCATTTCACCTTGTGACTCTGCACTAATAGATGATTTTGTGGTCAGTAGTTCAATATACTGCCATTTCTTATCAGCTGCCAGAACAAAGTCGCCTTCGTATGTCGCTAATGCAGCCATACTCTTTGCACCTTCAATAGCCGGAAGTGCCGGCCATTTTTCAATCCAGCTCTTCGGGATAAAATATACTTTACGTCTGATGCCTGGTGTAGATGTCTGACCTGGACACCAGGAAAGAGATTCATACATCCCCTTACTAGTACAATCTACTGCCATAATTTAACCTCCTATACCAGCGACAACCGAAGTCGTACCATCGATGGTACCAACCAGCAGGCGCTCTTTAGAAATAGATTCGAACTCTGTACCGAAGTACATTGTAGCAATGTAATCAAGTTTGAAAGCGTGATGCTTTTCTACCGTAATATTTTCAGCATCGGCACCATTTCCGAAACCTACAAGCATATTGCTCCTGGTAGTCAGATGAATAAATGGTGAACCTGCTTTATTAGCCAGGGGAACCAATTCGCAACGACCATTAGATCCTTCAAGCACAGTCTTTTCGAAGCTAGTATTGTAAGGAACGTGCCCCACTGTAGCCTGGTAATCATCTACGTAATTGTCGTATACGTCCTGAGGTATAAACAATTTAGTCTGAGTTTCCCGCAAAACCGGATCAGCTGCACGGTAAAATGCTTTCAAGACATCTACGGCGTTATCTTTACTGATTGCTTCGATGGTGAACATATTACCCAAATCAGTAGAGATTTTAGCTGCGTCTTTTTCAGTTTTGGTAATGGTGTCAAAACCATTGAAAAGTTCTTTGGTCTTGGTACCGCTATCGTTACGTTTCGCATTCCAAATAGAAGCATTCAGGTTAGCACCCATTTTTGCAGTCAGGAATGCCAAAACCTGACGGGCAATATCTACATTTTTCAGAGCCTCGCCTTTCGTAATCAGGTTGCCGTATACAGTCTGCCATACTGAGTTGGGAGAAAATTTCTTTACTACGCTACCAAGGAAAGTTTCCAATGTACGTGGATTGATACCTACGCCATCAGTATCTTCACGTCCTTCGTCATAAGGACCCAGCTCAATATCACCCGATAGTTCACCAACCACTTCTTTACCGCGAACACCCGGTCTCTGCGTCATGTGCTGTAATGTTGTACCTAATGCCAGAACCGGCATCATCAGTAATTCCTTTCGATAACGAACAGCCGACTTGGCCAGCTGCTCATCCGTAATTTTTACGTGTCCTGTTGTGTCTGCCATCTTATAACAAGTCTTTTACGTCGTTGAACATTTCTTGTGCTGTGTTGAGTTTTGTAATGTCGTCATCCTCTCCTTCATCACCATTGATGTGTGTGGTTTCCTCACCATCATTTTTTTGCAGGTTCTCATTCTGCTTCTTCAGATCGGAAATCTGATTGTCTTTATCAGAAGATTCCTGCTCCAGATTGGTGATGTGGTCATTGAGGGCCTTGACCTGATCTTCGGTAAGCGTCACCTTACCATCTTTGTCAACTTCCACACCCTCGATTTTCAAGATGGAATTGACTTTCTGATAATCCTTTTTCATTTGTTTTGACTGATTAAGTGATTTATTTTGTGTCTGTGCAGCTTCCGGCTGATGTCCTTTTAAGAACTTATTGACGAAGTTATTGAACCAGCTGGGAGCTGTATCAGCTTCCGGACTTTGTGCCCTGGTATCTATGGCGGGCAATGCCGGCAGGTGGAACATGTTAAACTTTGTCTTCATCGAGTCGTCGAAGTTCAGTTTCGAACCTTCTTCTACGATTTCATCAATGAATCCGTATTCAAGTGCTTCTTGTGCAGTAAGCCAGCGGCCCTCTTTTAAAATAGGAAGAATGTCATCTACCTTTTTCTTGCACTTGTTGGCGTAAAGATTGGCCAGTACCAAATCCATCTTATCATTCTCCAGCTTGTTAGCTTTCAGATCATCAATAAGCTGCTGAATCTGGTCGGCATTGTAATTACCCCAGGCATCTATCCAGTTCGATACTTTGTGGATAAGATAAAACGCATATTTGGACATACAGGTTTTCTTGGCTCCAGTAGCCAGAATAGTAGCTGCACTCGCCACATAACCGAAAAGATAGCACGTCACATTACCGTGATCAAGGAACTGCTGCCGGATGTCGAGCGCATCATCCACCGAACCGCCGAGGGATGATATGCGTACATTGACAGGCTTGTTCTTGAAGCCTGACATCTGACTACGGATATAGTTCTTTGAATATCCCCATGGGCCGATGTGTGAATCAATACTAAGGTTATATTCCATATTGTCGAAAATTAATCTATGCAATATTAACACCTTATATATACAGCATAAAAAGACCTTAATCTAATATGGAAAGCATCGGAATGGTAGAAGTCAGGGTAACAGTAACTGTCACACCCGACTTTCCGTTGGCTGCGGACGGAAAAGTCTCGTCGTTCTGAATGACCGGATAAGGCTTGTCTGCGCATCCGATCAGGAACTGGGAGCCGGTGATGGTTGTCACCTTAAAGCAGAACTTCTTGGAACCAGGTAACAGCTTCTCTGTCCGAAACATGGTGAGTTTGGTAGTGAAAACTCGCTGTTTGTTCTCGATTTTGTCGGAAATCTCTACTGAACTCAGCCCGATGGTTGAAATTGGGTTGAATTGTTGATAGACATTCAACCATACTCCACGGTCGGCTATAATATCTGAATGTTGCAAGTGATAGGCTTCAACACATTCAACTTTTCTAATGTTCTGAATCAGATGTACCATGATTATCGTTATTGGATTAAGTGTGTTCGGTGTTGTTTGGGTTTGTACAAAAACGGCTTACTCATCCGAGTGTTTTCTGGTTAAAGAACCTAAAAAGATACCTCTCCGGCTATAACTGGTCCTCATGCGGTAGTATTTCTGTCTGACAGTCTCCGAATAGTCGTCATCGATGCCGTGCATTTCACACCAGGCAGCGATAGTCTTGTTCAGGCCGCAATCGCGCTTGGTCAGGTCGCTCATCTCATTCCAGAGGTTCGCCCGGAACAGGTCTTCGATGGTCTCCTTAACAGCTGCCTTGGCTTTTTTGCCCAGGTAGTTATAATATTGCGGCGGTTTGGCTTTGCTGTCGGGAATGACGATGGCTGTCAACTCGTCTTCTGCCATTTCCGGCTGAACTTCCGGTGGTCTTTTCCGGAGGAACCGGCGGATGACAGCATTCTCATTACTCTGCGGTGGAAAGACCACCGGATTTCCCAGACTATTGTGAAGCCATTGCTTTAAATAAGGCTCCAGTTTGATATAAAACACAATGTGGCTCATAATGAATTGATTATCTATTACAAATATAATATATATATTACTTTTTAGATAAATAAATTTTCCATTAATCTGCTCCAAAAGCAAAAAGTATATTTCCAGATATGACATACTTTTTGCCTTCTACACCTGCTACACTTTCTACAGAAAATAAAATATATTGGTAATCAATAGTTTATGATTTTATAAGGCTTCTACAATTGTAGAAATTATGTAGAAAATGAAGTAATTTGTAGAAGGTTTTAACAAAAACGGCATTTTGTAGAATTTTGTAGAAGGTTTGTAGAATGTATGTAGAATATATAAATATCTCATTATTAACATTGTAGAAGGTGTAGAAAGTGCAGAAGCCTTTTTCACCCCATTTGAAAAAGGGTGAGTACTGCTCCGGGCATATAAAAAAGGCGCAGCGTCCTCACGACGCCACGCCTTTCTACAACTCTAAAACCATTTTTATTACTCATCTAAATCATCACTTGTAGTCTCATTGCCTTCCACCTCTACCTCGAGGTTAATATTATAAGTATCCTTAATCATCTTGTAATCGAAACACAGGGCAATGTCTGGTGTCGAAGTTTTTTTGTAGGATATTCCTCCGGTGGGAGTCGTTTCTATTTTCTGAACTTCTACACCACGCTGTATGTTTTTGAACCGGACTGAGTTCTTTTTACCCATGTATTCCTTGGAGTTCTCCAGGTAGTACACCAGCGAGCCTTCCGGAAGAATTGAATCGCCAACCTGTTTGCCGAACTTTTTATACAGCATGAAGATACGGTTCTTGCGCATCATCAGGATGGCCTTGGGTTCTTGGTACTGTTGCTCGATCTTTATCAGGTTGCTTTTGAACTTATTGACATATTCTATACGGTAGTCACCTTCGATAAATATCTCACCATCCTGCTGCAGATAAGATACCACATTCCAAAAGTTAGCCAATTCATTGTTACTTTTACATTCTGCGTTCTGACGGACTATGCCATCCAGTGTAACCTTGCGAATATCCTGGTATGAAAACGGCAAGTCAAGTACACCCTCGAGCGTTCTGAAGGCTGCCAGCGGTATGATCCAGTTACGCAAGATTCGGTCTTCCACTTTCTCCGCCCCCAGCCCTTCAATAATGTCAGATAAACAGGAATGAAAGTTGCTGACAAACTGTTGCTCCATCTTGGCCCGATGACGCAATATCTGAAGGGTCAGGTGTGACAGGCCTCGTTTGCGAATGTCTACCAGTTCGCTGTATCGTTTCTTTTCCGCATCGGTAAATTCTGATTTGGAAAACGTCAGGAATATAAGTCTACTGAAGAGAGCTATATCAGCTGTTGCCATCTCCTGTCCGGAAAGGATGACTCCTGAGTCAACGGCTGTTATCTCACGCTTCTTGTCTCTGTCCATGTTGATACGGCTGCGCCCGGCTCCATCCCATAAACCTTTCAAGTATTCGCGTTTGTCGATGTCAATGTTGTTTTTAAACTCATCAATATGTACCAGGGCGTTTGAACATTGTGCTACCAGCTCGGCCAGTGCCGGGATAGTGGCATTCTGAATGTTGGGAGGTGTGTTGTCGATAATGAACAAGGACATCAGGCTGTGACCGAGCTCTGACTTTCCTGAACCTTTCGGCCCGAACAGGTTCAGGATGGGGAAGCTCTTGGTATAACCGGTAATCACGTCGCGGAACAATGTGGCCAGGAGAAAGCAGATACCCACTTTTGCATTATCTCCGAAAACTCCTACCAGTTTGGTAAAGTAGTCCCTCATGGAGATGCCTGAGTAGTTCAGGTGGACAAATCGCCGCTCGAACTGGAACAGTTTGTCATCGTCCCGGTAAATCAGACTGGAGGCCGGAAGGTAGTAGTTTCCTTTATCGCCCAGGCGAACAATGCCATAATCATCTACCGGGTGCCATTCGGTGTCAAATACTCCATTGCCGAACGCATAGAATCCTTTGCGCTGCCACCCTAACTGGGTAATCTCCACCGCGGTTTCCGTCTGCTCATAGAGATACATCTTCAGGCGTGTCATTTCTTTTTCGGTAGCCAGCCAGATATAGTTACCCAGTCCTTCGACCTTCTGTTTGAACTTTGATAACGACACCAGGTCTTCTTGTTTCATCTCCACGATTTCCTCCTGGCGGTTCTGGTTCTTGATGCGGTACAGTCGCTTGGGGTTAAGAGAGTCCTTGATGTGAAACATCGGTTGCATCACGAAGTTTGACCACTGATATTCTTTCCCGTCGTTGGTCGAGTAATAACAGTTGTTGGACTCAAAGAACCCATATTTGGCCAGCAAATCCCGGTTGATGGTCTGTGTCTTGTCTGCCCTGGATTCGGAAATTTTCTTCTTTTCACGGTTGATGGCCGTCAGCCAAAGATTCTTATGGTTATAGATTTTCTTCAGTTGCTCCAGGTACATTTGTTCTTTGACTTCATCACCGACCATGGCTACCATCTGGGCAATCTTGGATACGGCTGAACTTTTGTCTTCGGTGGTACCGTCAGCCTTGAAGGCATATCCGGCATACCAGGTGATGAAATCTACTTCGTCAAGGTCTTTGAACTTGGTACGGCTGGTACAGTAAGAGTCCGGATCATTTTTCGTATTTCCTTCACCACAGGGAATCTCCTTTACGGATACGGAGAAACCGCACTCCATGGCCAGTTGGCCGGACTTGATGACGGCTGCTATTCCGGTACCGTATTGTTCGCCTGGTTTGATGGCGTCCGCGTCCGGAAGAAAGCAAAGGGAAGTGACATACCTTTTAATCTGGTAGAACTGTTTCTTTGTCCAGGCAGCACCCAGCGAGGCAATGGTGTTGTTTACGCCGATGGACTGCAGGCGCATTACATCGGGGGCACCTTCCACACAATAAAATTTTTCTTCTTTGGCAGCCTGCCTGATGGCGTTGTCAATACCGAATATGCTGTCGGACTTGTCATATATATCGCTTTGACAGGAGTTGAGGTATTTGGGGGTACCATCTACTTCGCTCATGTCGCGGGCAGTCCACCCGATGATGTTCCGGAACCGGTCGCGGATGGGTATCATGATACGGTCACGATAGAAGTCATAATATCCGTCACCCTCCTTGCGCTTCCGGATCAGTCCGCACTCTACCAGCAGGTCGGCAGAGTATCCGGCCTTGATGGCTGCGTCTGCAAAAGCGGACCAGGAAGGAAGTGCGTAACCGATACCCTGCTCCTGAGGATATTGCTCACCCCATCTCTGTTTGATTTTGGCCCGTGCAGCGTCAGCTTCTGTTTTTTGCAGGTTCGCAAGAAAGTATTGAGCCGCAAATTCATTTATTGCGAACATGGACGCACGTTTGCGAATTGCCTTTAGCTCTTCCGGATTTTTCTCTTCTTTCTTGTCTTCTATATCGATACCGTATTTGTCGGCCAGCCAGTGACACGCCTCTGGGAAGTTCATGTTATTTATTTTCTCCACAAACTTAATGACGTTGCCACCTTCTTTGCAAGCACCGAAGCAGTACCATAAGCCGCGTGCCTGGTCTACCATGAAGGACGGGGTGTCTTCCTGATGGAACGGACAGCATGCCTTGTATCTGACTCCGGACCGTTGCAGCTGGACGAATTGTCCTACTACGTCTACTATGTCGGCACGGTCAAGAATCTTTTCTATGTCTGAGTTGGAAATCATGTTTTAGAGTGTTTTGGATACCGGCAAATATCAGGTATTTGCCGGCTTTATAAAAGATAGATTAGAAGTGTATGTCGTGGTCACGCAGACGGGTGTTGTTGTTGATGTTGTAACAACGTCCATAGCCATCCCATCGGACTCGTTTTCGTCTGGGTGTATTTTTTGAGATACCGTTATTCAATGATTTTCGGCATATTATAATGTAACCGGTCACCTTACGTACCAGCATGTCAGAAGTATAATAGACGTGCTCAATTTGTTTTGTATGGAAGACGGACTCCCATTCTTCCATTTTGTGTAATTTCATGTTTCCCATACTCATCCATTTAATTCGTGTTGTTCATTCTCTAATAAAACTCCTGCTATGTATCCATTCAGCACATCAAGAATAAATATTCGTTCATTTTCTGTGTAGTCTTGAATATGTTCCCGGACAAAACTAAGTTCCATCTGGGCTACTTCCTTCAGTTCTTTTCCTCTTGGAGAGAGATAACCGATACCGGCTATCTCGGCCGATATTTCCGGATTGGTATTTTTTGTACGGTCTGTCATAATATTCCTCTTTTTATAAGACGAGATCTTTCTATTTCTTCTCCCAAGCTAATTAAAAACCAAGGGTCGTCATATTCAACAGTAAATATCGACATATCCTTATAACCATCATGTTCCTCAATCTTTATGATACGTAACAATCCTTTATTATGCCCTTTTTCTATTTTCATCTTTAGTATATCAGTAATTTCTTTCTCGCATAAAAAACTTACTTTTTTCATACTACTATATTTTCATCAGTCGTCCTCTATAATTTTCTTCCCACAAAAAGGGCAGTACTGGTAAGTTAAGTCAATACTGCTTTGACTTTTACAAAAGGTACCATCCTTCTTTTTCTTTCGATATAAAACCTCTATAGAAGGAAGTAAACGTATCTTTCCATTAATAGGCGTAAATACACCTCGTATCATTGCATTGGGGTCACCTGTGGCCTCTCTCACTTTCTCCTTAGCATCTTCAAAACAATTACATGCCATAATCAATCTATATTATTTACTGGTTTATAGTCAGGAATCTCACTCCAAGAGCCCCCTTCTTGTACAAAATGTTCTGTGTTCACATATTCGGGGTCGTCAAAATGACGCTGAATGGCATTGATTATATCTAATTCTTCTTCAGCACAATCAATATCTCCCCGCTCAACATGTTTTGCACATATATCACCAAAAATATCTCTGATCAGGTATAACTGTTCGTCTGTAAAAATATTATCTGCCATATATCAATCAATAAAATATTCACAACTATAAGCTCCGGAATCGCTGGGGAAATCTACATTCACACAATATTCACCACACATTAAGAATGGTTTGTCTGAAGTGATTGTACCTTCTTCATTTGTGTTCGGATCTAAAAGTTTTGCACCTTTCACCATTTTGTCCAATGCAGCCTTCATCTTATCTGAAGTAAAGCACGTTATCCATCGCCCTCTTCGTTCTACATGAATTAATCCCATGCCTAATGAAGCCATAGCATCGTTAACTACTTTTTCTGCTTCTGAAGTGCTTAAAACTACTTTTGTTTCAAACTTCTGTACTTTTACATCTGGAAACTTTTCTATAAAATCTTCTTTTGTCATAATTAATCCTCCTTTTACTTTAAAAATCGTCTTGTTTCTTTAACCGATTTGGGTCTCTCAGTTTTTTGCTGAAATCTATCAGTCCTTTCAGGTCGTGTACAAGAGTATCCAAATCATTGTATCTTTCCTCAACATTATATAAGATTGTCTGCTGACGTGTAGTGGCTTCTCCGATTTCTTGTATGCTTAGATATTTATCATACTTTTTCTTAGTTTTAGCCAGCTCTTTTTCTAATGCCTTTAGTATTATGTCTCCGGCGAGATCCATTTCTTCAAATGTAAATCCGATGAATTTGTCAAGAAGCGTTGAAGCCTTGAGCATGGGTCTTGTGACGTATTGCATAATTTTCTTGAAATAAATTTTTTACTTATTCATATTGTTGTACCAGGAGATTATCTGGGTAGTATTCTTGAGGTTTAGTTTTACCTTAATTGCCTGTATGGTATTGTGTACCGTATGGATTGAGATATATAATCTGTCAGATACTTCCTGCGGGGTCAGTCCTTCTGCTAGTGCAGCTGCTATTTGTAGCTGTCTTACGGTAAGGACTGATGTACGTTTGGGATTGCATATCACATTCTCATACTGACAGTCACCGGAACCTCTCAGAGGACAATGTACTTGCTCGATATTGATATTCCCGTCGATAAAATCTATCTTTTGGGTATCCAGTTCTCCACAATTACATCGTATGAAGCGATTCACTATTCTGAATTTTTGGTATCTGGAATTTTTGCTTGATTTGGAATAGCATTGTTCAAGTGCGTGGTACGCATCGGAATAACACTCTCGTATAGTATCCAGTAATTCATCTACTACTTCCCGGCTGGATTCTGATAGCCGAGTCGTATAGTTGCCATCATCACACATTACATAGCCTGATGGCGTGTTGTAGAACTCAACTTGATTTTTCATTTTCTTTTTGAATAAACCTCTCTATCGCTTCACGTTCAAGTTTTGTCCAGGAATTGTTTCTCATCTTGTAGAAGAAAGAGGGATAGGATATACCACACAATTCAATCACATCCTGAATGAACTTACTTTTCACTTTACCCGATAGAGATAAATAATAGTTAGATATTACCATTTCTGTTACTTTTTAGATGATTATGTTATTTGCTATTGATTTAATTATTAAATTTATACTGCAAACATAAAGATTTCTTTTATATAATCAAAGTTTTCTTTTGTTTAAACTCAATATTTCTTTTAGTTTAGAACAAATTAAAATAAAGTAATTATGCTTAAACCTCAAAGAATACTTGAGCTTATAGAAAGTAATAAGCTGACAAAGAAAGGTTTTTGTGATAAAGTAGATATATCAGAGCAGACCTTATCAAACGTATTAAAAGGATCAGATATAGGTTCTAAGAAATTAGAACGTATAGCAATATTTTTTGGAGTATCGATGGATTACTTTTTTGAAAATGAAATATCATCAACACATCCAAGCGTAGGTCATAGTATAAATGGTAATGGCAATAAAGTCTCTGGAAATATAAAATTAAATGAATGTCAAAGAGAAATTGAATACCTCAAAGAATTATTGAATGAAAAAGAACGTACAATACAAATTCTCTTAGATAAGAATTAAATAAGATATGTTCAAAGGATATATCATAGAACAATTAATACGAGAGAAAAGAGTTAAAAAAGCCGACGTTTATCATTTTGCCGATATACAGAAAGCCACTCTCGACAATATAATAAAAGGAACGAGTATTCCTAACTGCAATACATTAGAGAAAATTGCTGATTTTTTCAATGTATCTATAGATATATTTTTTGAAAGAGATAAAAATGATGATACAATGTATAATGGCAATGTTATCAAACAATTATTGTTAGATAAGAAGATTACAAACAAGGAACTTTTAAAATACCTTGGTACTGAAGCTAATGCTTCTTTGGCTCAGATTGTGAACGGAAATCCCACCGTAAAACGTCTGGAGAAAGTAGCCGACTTTTTTGGGGTATCGATGGATGTGTTCTTTGAACGGGAGAAACCTTTTAAGGCTTATTCATCTACTCATGGAGATAATGAACAGCAATACAAAGAAAAAATTGCACTGTTGGAACGTCTACTTGAAGAAAAAGATAAAAGAATAATGCTCTTAGAGCAAATGAACCAGCTAATTAACTCCGGAGAGAATCGGACTAATTCGGGACAAACCAAATAAAATAATAACTTAATTCGAAAACGTAACAGCTTGATTCTCAGAACAGGGGAAAAAAGGCAAAGTTTCTGTAGAGTTCGAGCCTCTCTTCCCGTGCCGAGATAAAAAGCTGTAACTCAAAAAGTTGCAGCTTTTACCCGTTTATAGGCCGGACAAATATCGGACAACCCATTTTCATGATGTCAAACCGTACTGCGTTTTCAAACTCAACAAAATACAACAAAGAATCACAAGCAATAAAAACGCGCTATACCCCTAGAAGATTAATTCAGCTATTCAAAAAAAACATTTCTGATTTTTTCAGATTCAATTACACGAGCAACCGATCATATAGAAAACTAAATACACGATTTATCCCCAAAGGAAATTACGGGTCAGTAGAAATTTAGTGGGGATTATTTTTTATACTCGTAAAGTATTGCTTACTTCGCATTATGAAAAACGATTATTTGAACATGCTAGCCAGCCTCGTGTTGCCGGCTCAGATATTAGATTACTTTCTTATCTCTGGAGTTGAACAAACCTCTCAAGAGATTCATATTAGTCTGGAT